CCCCGACCTTTTAGGTAAGAGACCGTCTCCTCGTTTATCTTTTTGTGATATGTCGTAGCCAACTCGTTTAGCAATGTCAGCCGCTCTATCGAAAGCAACACGAAAGTCCACCCCTTCTTTCCACATTATTAATGAATATGCATCTCCACCTATGCCACAGGTGTGGCAGAAGTAAAGCCCTGCTTTCTCTCCGTCTGTACTCATAACAGCAGACCTTCGAGTATCGTTATGGAAGCAGCATCTAACAGGCTTTGAATAGCCTTCTCTTACTTCTCCACCATAGTGTTCGACCACAGCCTTGAGAAGCTCTGGGTCGGCAGCCATTAGTAACTCTTTCTTACAGGCTTCTTCTTCGTAGTAGATCCAAGAGTCTTAACATACTTGTTATACTCCTCGATCCGCTTCTCCATTTTCTTCTGTTCAATTCGTGCATCGAGTGTGTAATACAAGTGTTCTAAGAAGTGATACAAAGCAACACCTGCTACTACGATCAATACGCCTACTACTGTTTCCATTTTAATACCTCCGTAAATGTATCTAACTCCATGATTACAAACGACTTGCCTATGCCATGCTGTCTACGCTTGGCGATAACTATTGGTATCGCTGGCGAAGACTTTCTTTTCTTCATCCAGTTCTTTACTTCAATACTTGCTTCTTCTATCCATGGCCCAAGCTTAAATGACTTCTCATTCTTTGCCTCGACTACGATAAAACTTGCGATGTCCGGTGCCCATAACCATAGATCACCTTCATCACTAGTGCCTGAGAGCCTTAGTCTTTCGACTGGTTGAAACTCTTTATCTCTAAAGTATTCAACAAGATCTGTCTCCCATGTTGCACCCTTTCTTTTATTGGCCCGAGATTGCTTGGAGTCCAACGAAGTTCACCCCCGGTCTTAGATCGGCCATGCCCTGAACATCTCTGTCCACTATCTGAACTCGTGATGCATCGATACCCAGCGTTACAAAGTTAGATGCATCTGCTGAGTGTTCACCGAATCTATTCTTAACTGCTGCAACCCTGAACTCTTGGAACTCTGGGTTCATTGCAATAGATAAGATCATCGATGGAAGTTGTGATGCCTTACCGAGTATTGCTCGGCGAGGTGCTGGCATCTTTGGATCTCCAGTTCCTGCCTCACTCATGTGAGTTAGTGCAAGGACACAAGCACCAGTCTTACGAGCCACATGATGCAGCTCTGACATGATGGCACGAATACCTGACCACTCTTCACCGGTAACAGATACACAGTTCATTAAGTTATCAATGACAATCAATGCAGGTGCCATGCCATAGACCTCGCCATAAGCGAGGATCTCTAGCTCGATTGCATCAATGTCCGGTGATGGATCAAAGACCCACTTAATATGTGAGCCTCTTTCCTGTAGCAATGGATCGAAGTAATGTGAGTCTGCATCTAAGTATGTTTCAACCTGTTGCTGTGGTAGCCCAGTCAAACCTGCAACTGTTCTAAACATCTGAGTAATGGGGTCGGTATCCGCCGAGAAGTAAAGAGTCGGAACTCCTGTCTTCAAGGCGTATACCAACGCCATCAAACTCTTACCTGAGTTTGGTTGACCTGCGATAAGACACAACTGTGACTGACGGAATCGCATACCATGCTGTCTAAGTCCAGCCCATACATCAGGTAAGGGTTTAGCAGAGGAGCTTGTGCTGTGAACTGCTTGCAGTAAGTTCAACATTATGCAGCAATACTCCTCAATCTTTTTAGTTTCAATTCTTCACGGATCCTTCTCCGTTCTATTGCAGAAGTTCCTCCCCAAAAATGGAAGTCTTCATTATGTAATGCCCAGTTAAAACAATCTTCTAGAAGTGGACAACTTGCACATACATTACGAAGTGTTTCGTAATGGGTGAAGTCTCTTTCCTCTGTGCAGAAATGTTCGTTGCCGATAGAAGCACAAGCTTCGGTGCCGGTAAAGGCAGGGTAATTTGGTTTACCCTGCCTCACCAACGATATTAAGAAGCGTTTGCTCTGAAGTCGCATTGCTGGCCCTGTGGTCGTGAGCAAGCATAGAAAGCACGATAAGGCTTTCCTGATGCTTTGGATACTCCAGCAGGAACTTGCTTTGCTGCTTCTCCGTGCTTACATACTGGGCCGTTAGTAGGGGCAGCATTCGCTGGCTGACCCCATGCATCTTGCGGTGGTGTGATTACAGTTGCATTGAATGCTTGTGCAATCGCTTGTGTTGACATTGGTTGGGAGCCGGTGAAGGCGTTAGCCATGGCTTGTAGTAGTGACTCGGCACCACTTGGATCTAAAGCTTCTGCTAATTTCTGTGAGAAGCCCTGATATGTTGCATCTGCAATGACAAAGATTGTTCCATCGTTTGTCTTTGTTGATACTTGAAAGCCTAATTCGGCCATCTTATTTCTCCTTCGTGTGTTTGATGTTGAGCCGGACTGATTCTTTGCCGACTGGTTTTTTAGGTACGAAGCCCAAGAGTTTCTCTACTTCCTTCTCATCGATAGATGCACGGCCAGCAACAGTTGTCCAACTGATGTCGATCCCACTCCGTGTCCTACCGAAGATGCCTTCGAGTGAAGCTCGAAGACTCTCACGCTTCGCTTCCAGATCATCGATCTGGTTTCCCAACTGTAAGAACAACAAGGCATTGCTGTCCACCTCAGTATCTAGAATTTCGACTTCCGAGGGTTTAGTAAGTTCTTTTTTTAAGCCACTACAACCCAACTCCCCAGTTGCATCGTAGAACTTGCAATAGAACTGACAGTAGCTGGCATCCTTTTCAGGAGGAGGTGCATCAGTTACTTCCTTAATACTCTCGAGCCAATCCAAAGCTTCCTCTGCAATGGTTGGATCGTAGTCTTCAGTATGAACCTTTACATCTCGTTCATCACCATCCCGGGCTATGGCACACAAGTTAACGGTCTTTACTTTGTAACCGTTCTTCTCCAACAAGTAGCCATATGTATGAACTTGCCAACGCTGGTTCTTCGATGGGAAGTAACTTAGGTTCTTAACCTTTGTTGTCTTCCAGTCAACGACTGCACCAGTTTCAGGAATGAATAAATCTATATGGGCTTTCATTCCATTGTATTCGACCTCGGTCTCAACTAGATACTTCTTGCCTTCGGGATCTAATGCTTCGATTGATTTCTCAATCTCTGCATGGATGGCAGTTCCCATGATGGCTGCTAGTTTGAGTTCGTTGTCGTTTGTTTCGGCTTGTCCATTTAACCGAAACCAAACCTTGCGTGAACAGCCACCAAGTTCTGATGGCCCTATCTGCACCTGAGTGCTACGAGATTTACTTGCATCCTTAGCTCGTAGAACTTGGATAAGTAGATCCTTGATCTCACTCATCTGCTTTACCCTCTTTCATATTTTCTTGCACCTGATTATACGCTGTCCAGAAAAGTGCATAGTAAGAAATATCAAAAGGAAAAGTCTTCATATGCGTAACCAATGCACCGGTGTGGGCATAGGCTTGGATCCCTGCTTCTTTCAGTAGATTGAAGAAGATAATATCTTCGCCAATAAACTTATCTTCCGTAAGATCATTCTCGTGGAAGAAACTTTTTTCCGGGAACTTCTCCCTTAGTTTAGGGATGATTGACTTGTGCATCAACACACAACCAAAGCCAGCAGAATCAATCGGAATGATTTCATTCTCCGGTAGTGGATGTATGTATTCAACTTCGTATTTATTTCTACCTTCTTTGAAGATGGTAGGCATTGGAACCGGAAGGTTTCCAACCGTGTCTTTCCAAACAAAGTATACGCCAGATACAACAGGTCGTGAGACTTTGTCTGCTGCATCCCATAAAGTTTTGAGAACTTCTTTGGTCAGAACAATATCTGAATCAACCCACAGTAGCCAATCGGTCTTAGCTTGGTCTGCCCATAGATCGAACAACTGCATACGCTGACGAGAGATCTGATTACCCTTGACTCTCATTGCGTTATTGATAGGCACACCAACTGTATGTGCCATAAGCATCGTGTATACAAGTCCTTCTGTGAACTTGCCATCAGTCAAACCATTGTCACACCATGAGATTGATAAAGTTTCTTTACTACTGTGTGGCACTTGGCGACCTTTCATCTTGCAAAATTTTGATTGCGAATTCTAAACCATCTACTAATCCCTGATTGTATTCGGTTGTCGGTTCGGGTTCAATAGCTTTTAATCTCTTTGTAAATTGATCTATGTAAAAATCTTTAAGCAACATTCTGTAGCCCCTTAATGTATTGCTCTGCCAGTTCGGAGATCTTCGCATCTCCATCGAGTGGTTTCCAGATAATCATTACACCGGGCAAGATTAAATTCTTTTCCTCGGGCAATGGAACTAGATTAACCATTGTGTCTGCAATGAAATCTTTTTCATGCATCCAATCTACAAGATCAAACTTTGCGAGCTGATACTTAGTCGACTCGTAAGCGTGATCCCACCATACAGATACTGCTCCCTCATTGCTATAGGAAAATCCCATTACCCATGGATGAGGGCGGAATGAACGGTCAGAGAACTCAGCCATCTGTGCATAGATGGTGTCTACCTCTACAAGTTTCTCGTTCATGGCATAAGTGTGACACACAGGACTGACAAGCATTCGGCCATTTTGCCAAGGTCGGCGTGGCGTGTTATTGTCCTGCCACCTCGCAAGAGGTGGGGCAGAAACTTCAAGGCGACACTATACGGTGTAGCACCCAACCACCATAATTTTTTATGGGGGGTAGGGGGGCATTTCTTAAAGCTCTTCTGCCGGTGTAGTTTTGTGGCACAAAAAAAAGAGGGGCCCCCGAAGGGGCCCCATCTAGTTACTATTAAGTTTTAGTCAGCATCTTCTGGATCTGTATACAGAGCTGCCAATGTCTTTTCGTTCTCGATCTTCTGAGCCTTCAAAGAAAGTCCTGTAGCTGCTGCAATGAAAGCCAATACTGCTTCCTGTGGAATGTCTGCATAGGTTGCAACGACTGCTACCAATGCCTGAATAAGACCAGCCCATGCGGCTGGGTTCTTCATGAATATGTTGATCTTCATACTTAGTCCTCCTTTGGACTTATGACTTAAAGACTGGCTTACCAAAGCCAACTACTGTCACGGCTTGTGAGCGGCGTAGCTTTGAACCATTCTTCTTCTTGAAGGCACGAACCTTCAGGCAGACTTGTCCACCATTGCGTTGGTCACCCTTTTTGTCTGGGGCTGTGTTGCCTTCGACACAGGTAACAGTACCATCGCCGTTATCCTTGACCACGATACCGACATGAGAGATGCGATCTACTCCATCGTTAGGGAAGTCAAAGAAGACTATGTCTCCGGGTAGAGGGGTCGCTTCATCGCTGGCCTTCTCCCATTGATTCTTCTTCATAAAGGCTGAAGCTCCGGCTACTGTGGATACACAGTTAGGGATCTTCAAGCCAACCTCATTGGCACACCAGTTGACGAATGAGCCACACCAAGGCAGGAAGTTAGCCTTAGTAAAGGCTCCATACTTGGTCTCGTTATTCTTTGGGCCTTCGATCACGCCGAGTTCACCTTTTGCTACTGCAATAAAGTCTGCTCTTTGACCCATGATTAGCTCGCCTTCTTATCAACTTTAGCAAATGCTTCGTTGATCTCTTCGGCTGATAGTTGGCCATCTGCTAGATAGAATCGAGCAAGAGCTTCTAATACTCGTGCTGCACCCAAAGCACCGGCAAGGACTGCTGCCTGCCATACCTCAATGCCAACGAGTGAACCAGCACCGATTACTCCCAATGATTCTGCTGCAATTACTGCAACGATTCTTGAGAGA